GAACTTCGAGAAATGGTCGAACAACTTGAAAAATAGACTAATCTTCTTTTTACCATTCACATTACATGCGACTGGTAAAATGAAATACATTTACTTCTTAACAGAATCCATCGCGGCGAGTGTGAGAACGCCCGCGATAAAGAACAAAACGACATAGTTCGTTTCTGTGTCCTCTCTCCTTTTCTCCGCCTCGTGTCTACGGGGTGGCCCGCGTACACGGGGAGGAAGCCGCACTGGTGGCTCTTCCTCGATGGGACAGTACCCTATCATTTATACTAATATCCTACAAATTTATTTCGACAGACTTCTTCTTACGACCACGTTTACTCTTCGAGGTAGATACCTTCACCTCCTTCACATCGGTATCGTCTTCGATCTCTTCTGGTGCATCAACGATATCGGAGATCGCATCGTCGTCATCGTCTGGGTCAATGTTTGGAATTGGTTCTGGTGCGGTGGTCGACATGGGAGGAACTGGGGGCATCATGATATTGCCCATCAAGCTCGAAATATCAACACCAGGTCCCTTCATTTCGTATCTTTCCTCACCTGGCTGTTCACCCGCTGGAGCCTCCGCGTTTCTGGGTGCCGTGTTCTTCACGGCATCAACCATGTTTTGCACAAGTCCCGGATTTTGCTTCAAAATATCATTCATATTAGGCATCACAGATTTGAACATACTGTTCGTCAAGTGGAACATCATCGCAGAACCACCAAGCATCATTATAAGTTTTATTTCTGGAGCAACTGCAACCTTAGACCTATATTTAACGTAAAGTTCCTCGAACACTTCATCATAATCATCCACCGATTCCATCACATTCTCGGACCATCCATCGAGTTGGATTTCGAATGGATTGTATTTCTTGTTAAGAAATTCTAACCCTGTACAACACGCAATAAGCATTCTACGAGAGAACTTAATAGACTTTTCAACATCTATACTATAGGTAATTCTCCTCACTTCTGTTCGTAAATCATCAATGCCAGAATATGCGTTAAGTCTTTTGTTTACAGTGAACCCTTTCTTTTCAAGACGACCAAGCTTGTTTACCAGATCTGCCTTTTCTTCGTCTATGGATTTGTATCCAGGCGATGGTCTCTCTTCTTCTTGTATGGCATAGTCACCTTGTATGTATGGCTGTTGTTCTTCCTCTTGGTCATATTCGCCATAGTCAACGGGGTCTTCCTGATACTGTGGTGGCGCAGCCTGCTTCGTTGGATTCGCGAACGCATCTATGTCTTCCTGCATGGCATTTTCCATGGGTGGGGGTCGAGCGACAGGTTTATACACAGTGGGTTTTGGTATAGACGTACGAGGACGTGGAACTTCTATTTCTATTTCGTCCATGAGAGCTTGTTCATTATCGTCAAGCTTCAGTACATTCGCACGACTTCGGTCAAGTGTAATTTCACCGTCCATTACTCTGTACTTTGAAACTAATCCAATTTCTTTAACGCACTTAATATAAAAAATATTGGCTACATAATAAATGAAGCTTAACGCCACGAACCGAAATACCCTCAAGGCGATCGCCGTGGTTTTCCTCTTGTTGTGTGTTCTCATGATGATGAGACCACGCAGAAGCATGTACCAGCCCAGACCAGTCAACCTCGAGACGTCCGAAGAAGCTGGACCTGCTTCCATCTTTGACCTGGAGCACAAGATTGAGTGTGCCCCAGGATCCCCAGAATCTGCGTACTACACCAAGGCTTTGACACCAGGTGGAATTTGCGGTGACCAAAAATTCGTCAAGGACAGCGCCGATGCGAAGATTATTGGTGGAATTGGTGGATCTTTAATCTAACTTATAAGTAATGAATACGGTGAATACAACTCGTCCAGCTCTGCCTGATTTTGATTACGAGTATCACACCATAACGGTCGATACCATTGGTCAATCTAGCAAAAATACATTTACGGTTCACCTCACGCAATCACTTGAAAATATAGTTCACGCGAAGCTCATAGCCGCAAGAATAGATGCACCTTCTTCTAACGTGTGTCACATTTCAGTAGATGAACTTAACACGAATTACTCGCAGCGAACATCTAACGTGTTCGGTGGGCAGTCGTCCATGTCTAATCTCAACAGGGGATTTGGTACTATAATTCAGTCTGGTTCGAATCCAATCATTTTCAAAGAAGATTATGATGTCGATTCACAATACACCACACCCATAAGAAAACTCGACCGTCTCACGTGTACACTCAGAGATGAAGATGGTGTCACTATAAATAGCACCATAGAAAACTTTATGATTTTCAGATTTGTGTGCAAGAATAAGAATTTACCATTTATTTAATCAGGGCGTAGGATAGATATATTTTTAACCTTTCGTTATATTATAAATGTCGACGGGAGTCGTACAACTCATCGCGGTTGGTGCCCAAGATAAACACATCATGGGTGAACCAGAGATATCATTTTTCTCATCGACATTTAAACGACATTCAAATTTTTCGCAGTCCGTGGAAAAGCAATTGATGCGTGGTAACGTATCAAATGGCTCCATGACGTCAATTAAATTTGAAAAAACGGGTGACATGCTTGGACATGTGTACATAGCAGTAGATGATGGAACCGAAGCTGTCGATCCATCTGACTGGACACAAATTATAGACAAAGTCGAATTATACATAGGTGGCCACATGGTGGACTCACAAGACTCTATATTTACTGAAAAGATTGCGATAGATACATTCGCACAAAATGTTTCTAAGAGTTCCAATGGTCCACACCCGGGTATCAACTCTAAATCGTATTTTTACCCTCTTAGGTTTTTCTTCTGCGAAGGTCCACAGTCAGCTTTGCCATTAGTTGCATTACATTATCACGAAGTTGAATTGAGATTTTATTGGAAAGATGTGATGAGTTACAACTACGAGGTATACGCAAATTACTACTACTTGGACAACGAAGAACGAGGTAATATAGTATCCAGGAATCACGAAATGCTCATCACACAAGTTCAAAAAAATATTCCATCCGGAGAACAGGATCAGGAATTGATATTTAACCATCCCGTGAAATACCTGGCGTGTACAGACACAACCTCAAATGGTGCACTTACTTCTGTTTCAAACAAAGTAAAGCTAAACATAAATGGTCTTGATATAGGTAATTATAAATGGGCTAAAACACATTATATAGACGTAATGGCGTATTATCACACAAACTATGTGACTTCCCCAGATTTCTTTTTGTATTGCTTCTGTCTTCTCACAAGCTCTCTACAGCCCACAGGTACGCTAAATTTTAGTAGGTTAGACTCAGCAAAGATTATGAGTGAAAGCATGACTATAACAGACCCAATTTATGCGGTCAATTACAACATATTACGCGTTGAAAACGGCATGGCAGGTTTACTATACGCAAATTAAAATACAATGGTATATTAAATGGTAAAGAACTCCGGTATAAACCAACCCACCGACATGGTTCGGTTAGGGCGATTGTCGGACTCCGAACAACCTAAAAATTCCATTGTGTTTAATGCTTCAGAAAGCAAGATTCGTGATATCAAACACAGCGGATTATACATAAGTCCTATACGTAATGCAAATGCATCGAACTTACTTGCGTATGATACGATCACGAAAGAAGTCGTCGAAATTGGTGGCACACCACTAAAAATCGATGATTTACAAGTCAAGAACCTTGAAGTTGTAAATGCGACGATTCTCAACGAAGAACACGCGTATACACCCATTTTATCAATCGGCGAAGGGTGTTCTGAAAATGAAAATGTCGGTGTTGATATTCATGGGATACGAATGATACACGATAAATCCGATGGTGCGTTACACGTCAATAAAAACACCACATTTGATGGAACGGTAGAAGCTTCGCAGTTCGTGGGTGACGGTGGTCTATTATCAAATGTACAATACGACTTACACGTTGACATAGGCGATGTGGTAGAGAATCTATATGTTCGCGATAAATTACAAGCGGATGGCGGGCTTTTGTCTAATATAACGGTTGGCCAAATAGAAGATTTTGATGGATATTCCCCTACATTTAATGAATTGAAGGTAAGCAAGGATATACACATAGGTCGTTCTATATACGTAGACAAGAGTGTTCACTCTAAAGGTAACATACATTCTAATGGAAAAATGGTAGCATCTCAGTTTTACGGGGATGGCACGACGCTTACGGGTGTTTCTAAAAGTGTGGATCTTGAACAATCCAACGCTCGTATATCCGATTTGGAAAAGCACATGCCACGATTTGATCCACTCGAGAAAGTAAAACCCACCCTAGAACGTTCTATCAAGAGGACAAACTTAAAATTGGATGAACACATAAAACGATTTGACCCACTTGAAGAATCGAGTGTATCCCACAACGAACGAATTTCATACATGGAACCACGTGTTATCACAATAGAAAAACGTTTACCGAGCATAGGTGTATGCGAAAAAAGACTAGATACACTCGAAGAATCGAGTGTATCACATAACGAACGAATTTCGACTGTGGAACCGCGTGTCACTGAAATAGAAGAAAGAGTAACACTCATAGACGAACAAACTCCTATCATTCATGAAACAAAAGCTGTCGTTCCAATCATACACTCCAATAAAAACAGAATTGGTATCATTGAAAATAAAATAACAAAATTGTGTGATATCGATCCAATAAAGGAAGAACTCACTAAATTTAAATATGTGTATTCCGAACTTACGAGAATAGATCCAATTGAGACCCGTGTAGAAAAGTGTGAAAACACACTCGAAGGTGTATCCGATCTCCCAGAATTGCGAACTCGTTTATCTACACTAGAATCCGCACCACTCGAAGGAGACGGTGCACTCATCTCAAATATTTCACTTTCACATGTGCTTTCGTGTTGTAACGAAACCAAGACTTCTATAAAAACACATGGAAGTGTCATAGCACACGGATTTCATATAGAAGGTGATCCAATCCGTACATCGAGACTGGGTGAGATAAAGTCACTCGCAATGGGTTCTTTTGCCGAAATAAATGCGTATACTAAATCAAATAATGGTACGACTGCGAGTAATACGGGTGGTATTGTTTTTAAAACCAGGGATATCGATGGTAAAATGACCCCACGTGCGACCATAGATGGTAATGGAAAATTAGCCGTGGGAACAAGTAAGAGTCACCCTTCTGCGATAGTTACATTTGAATCGAATACATGTGGGTTTCTTCCACCTCGAATGAAAACATCTGCACTAAAAGACATAAAGAACCCTGCGATAGGTCTCATGGTGTATGATACAGAAAAAGACGCATTGTGTGTATACAAAAAATCTGGATGGACTGTTGTATGTTAAATTAAAATGACCTCTAATATAAATGGTGAAAAACCTTAGCACTATCGATAGATCCGAGAGGGTCAGGATAGGTAAGCATGTTCCAAACGAACAAGCTGTAAACACCATAATAATTAATGCATCGTCGAATGTGATAGAGGCGTCACAGGAAGGATTTTACCTGGCGCCAATCCGTGTAAACGAGGCCATGAATTCCAATGTAATGTGTTATGATATTACAACTAATGAAGTCGTGGATAGTGGGAAGGCATTGACTTTTCAGGGATTAACCGAAGCGGGTAATTCGACCACAGAAACTATACAATTTACGAATGATACAACGAGCTTTGTGACCACGTCTAATGTTGGTATAGCCAATACAAATCCACAACACGAACTTTCTGTTGGTGGCGACGTATACGTAGAAGGAAACCTCACCGTGATTGGAGAAACAACCGCAATTTCAAGTGAGAATCTTCGCATAAAGGATGCGATTGTCGAATTAGGTGAAAATAACACGGATGGTGATTTTGTATTTGATTTGGGTCTCATCATGACTAGACCAGGTTCAAACGTCACGGCGTCTTACATAGAATCTAGTAATGAATATATCATAGGTTACACACAAAACTCAGCGTCGGACACATACATCACACCTGATGCGTCCAATCTCATCCAAATGCGCGTGTATGGCGACGTAACTGCGAATAGCTTCATAGGAGATGGTTCCTTCTTATCAAATGTTATCCAAGATACTGATCTCGACGCGAACTTGACGGTTATAAGGGATGAAATGGCCGCGAATACATTGACTCTTCGAGATGATATTCAATCAAATGCAAATGTTTTGAGAGGTGAAATGGCCGCGAATACATTGACTCTTCGAGATGATATTCAATCAAATGCAAATGTTTTGAGAGGTGAAATGGCCGCGAATACATTGACTCTTCGAGATGATATTCAATCAAATGCAAATGTTTTGAGAGGTGAAATGGCCGCGAATACAGTGACACTCAGAGCCGACTTACAGTCGAACATCACGATTAGCCAAAATACCATGAGAAGTGAAATGACTGCGAATACATTGGCTCTTCGAGATGACTTACAGTCGAACATCACGATTAGCCAAAATACCATGAGAGGTGAAATGGCTGCGAATACATTGGCTCTTCGAAGTGACCTTCAATCCAATGTGACTTCTTTGTTGTTCAACGACGAGGCGATCAAAAACACACTCCGGGGTGACCTTCAATCCAATGTGACCATCTTGAGGGGTGAGATGGCTGCGAATACAGTGACGCTAAGGTCGGACTTACAGTCGAATGCGACCACTTTGAGAGGTGAAATGGCCGCAAACACTGTGACGTTACGAAACGAAATTGCACTTAAATCAAACATCAATAACCCAGTGTTTACTGGAATAATCACCGGTGATGGCGGTGCTATATCGAATATTTCCCTTCAGCACGTGACCGAATACGGTAATTCTACCGACCAGACGATAACAATGTCTAATGCACTTTCACTCATTACATCTGGAAGTGTAGGCATAAACACACCTACACCCCAAAAGATGCTCCACGTTGCGGGTGAAATCCTCGCCGACGATGATATCACGGGTGTTGATTTCTATGGGGACGACGCAACGTTTACGGGTGGTCTCACGGTATCTGGAAATTCACTCTTTTATGGAAACTTAGAAGTTCGTGGAAATACCACGTATTTGTCCACTCAAAACTTATTAGTGGAAGATCCAATACTCGCACTCGCAGCGAATAACGCGAGTTCGTCGCTCGACACAGGTGTCGTTCTCGTGTACCAAGGTGAGTCAAACGTGGCGTTTGGTTACAGAGGTGCGAGTAACGAGTTTATCATTTCACATACACTCAGTTCACCGGGTGATTCGGAGTTGATCCCAGATACATCAAATGCGATTAACGTACATGTGTATGGTGATGTAACTGCGGATGGTAACATTCATTCCAATTATTTTATAGGTGATGGTTCTTACCTCACTGGAATCTCAACTGTGAGTAATCTAGAAGGCATAGTAGACAATGGAAACGTATCTTCAAATACAATTCAACTCACAAACGCAGATGTGGGTCTCAAGGCCACCGGAAACGTTGAAGCTGCTCGTTTTATAGGTGATGGTTCTTACCTCACGGGAATCTCAACTGTGAGTAATTTAGAAGGCATTGTAAATAATGGAAATGTATCTTCAAATACAATCCAACTCACAAACACAGGTGTGGGTCTCAAGGCCACTGGTACTGTGGAAGCTGCGCGTTTCATCGGTGATGGCTCTCAACTCACGGGAATATCAGGTGGTGGTGGTGGTAGTAGTAATCTAGAAGGCGTTGTCACGAATGGAAACGTCACAACTCAAACGATACACATACAAAACGTCGTGAGTCTCACGACGACGGGTAACGTGGGCATTGCAAATACAAACCCAATACACAATCTCGATGTAGGTACAAATCTTTGGGTAGAGGATACGGGATCGAATGTCTTATATGTGAACGGAAACATTCATGCGACTGACGCATTAAGTATTGGGTCTAATTTACACATAGAAGACACGAATTCTAATGTACTTGTGATAGACGGGAACGCATCTATAAACGATACACTCTTTCTCAGTGCGATTGAACTCGACGTGGTGGGATCAAACACATCCTCACAAACTACCCAGTTCACAAACGCAAACGTGGGTGCAGTCTTCACCGGGGGTATCGTCATCAATGACGGGTCGTACAAATGTAAACACTACGCCTATAGTAACGTGAGCGTACCAACTAATTTCGCAAACGTGGCGATGACGTTCGCGTCCAATGTGTTTCACGCTAAAATCACTGCACAACTCACACACGGGAATGAGGAAGTGAGCACGATGGTTCTCGATGTTCAGGGTGGCACGAGAGACGGTACGACCTCTTCACTTAATATAGCATCCGGTACTGGGTCCGTGTTTGGACACACAAATACAAAACCATGGAGTATGAGCGTGGGTACAACACCCACAAAGGTCATATTAGAACCAAGCTCGGCAGGTACGTCGGCGTATGGTGTAGACGTATACATAGAATACAAGTCTTCATCAACAGAAGGTAAGTTAGACTCAATTAGTATAGGTGCGGATACCGTAAAATCTTTTGTATATTAATAGTAATGCAGAGCGCGTCGACGAACATAACTACTTTTCCCGGAAAAGTAGGTATTTCAAACGCAAATCCTACACATACACTTGCTATCGGCTCAAATGTATATGTAGAAGATACAGGCTCTAATAAACTCACTGTAACGGGGGTAATCTCGGGTGATGGTTTGGGTATCAGTAATATCCAAACGGCGAATGTATTGGGACTGACTGATAACGTATCGAGAATCACAACTTTGGAAACTGATTTGGGTGACAATTCATCTCGAATCTCGACAGTTTCTACCGATTTGGGTGACAATTCATCTCGAATCTCGACAGTTTCTACCGATTTGGGTGACAATTCATCTCGAATCTCGACAGTTTCTACCGATTTGGGTGACAATTCGTCTCGAATCTCGACAGTTTCTACCGATTTGGGTGACAATTCATCTCGAATCTCGACAGTTTCTACCGATTTGGGCGACAATTCGTCTCGAATCTCGACAGTTTCTACCGATTTGGGTGACAATTCATCTCGAATCTCGACAGTTTCTAGTGATTTGGCAGACAATTCGTCTCGGATCACGACAGTTTCTAGTGATTTGGCAGACAATTCGTCTCGGATCGATAGTCTTGGAGACGGTGCACACACGTTTACTGGTGTAAAGACATTCCAAGATGATATCATTTTGGAATCGAATCTTCGGGTAAACGGAAGCCTCACATATGCGAATACTGTCAATATGATCGTTTCCGACCCAATCATGGAACTCGGGGCAAATAATCAACACACGAACGATCTCGGTCTCGTCCTCACCCGTCATGGTAATTCTGGTAACGACTCAAATGTCGCTATATTTTACGATGAAACCGCCGATAATTTAAAAATAGGGTACACGGACGATGGTGCGTCTCAGACAACCCTCTCCACCACGGCCACTGGACTCGATGTTTCCATAACTGGTAACGTCGCCGCGGCATATAACACGGATGAGACCTCTTATTTCGGGAGAGCAGCCGTGGGTTACATGGGGCAGTCCGATCAGGCGTCGTTTTCGCACATAGATAAGAATACGAGCACCGATTTTGCGTTGAAACAAGCCGCTTCGGGGGCTACCCACCTCAACACTCCCACGGGGCAACACATTCGTTTTTCGGTGAACGCGTCCGAGGTTGGGAGATTTACGGGAGGGGGTGATTTTAAAGTGGGTGCTAATAAATTATACGTCGATTCATCCGCATCAGAAGTTCAAATGTATTCCCAAGCTACCGGTTCCACGGCTGGACCAGATCTGGTATTAATGCGAGATAACGGATCCAGTGCCGGATCCAACGGTGACTATATAGGTCAAGTTCGTTATGAAGGACGCAGTGATACGGGAACGTCTCGTTTATACGCAAAGACCACGGGTAAAATAAAGACCGCGACAAATGGTTCAGAGAGTGGTATCATAGAAACCGCGCTCCGCACAAGTGGTTCACAACGCATAAGCGTTCGTCACAGTGGAGACTTGTTTCACATTAAAAATGGTACGGATTTCCAAGTCGGGGAGGTCGCGAATCTTTACGTGGACACCTCGACGAGTCGGGTTGGCATAGGGAAGTCAAATCCATCGTACACACTCGACGTCGATGGTGACATAAACCTTTCGTCTGGGTCTACTTTGAAAATAAATGGTACACCCGCGGTTTTCAGTAACTGGACCGTCAGTGGTTCTGATATATACCGATCATCTGGCAACGTCGGCATCGGGACGACGAGTCCAGGTGATATGTTACATATTTATAAAAATGGCTATACTCCCCGAGTGTTGATTGAAACTCCCGGCGCACACGACGCAGAACTAAGATTGAAAAACTCTAACGGGCAATGGACCTTTAGGTGTTTGGATTCATCCGGTGACCTTAGATTCAATGGAACCTCCGGCTTCAAATTAGCTTTGACACAAGGTGGCAGCGTCGGCATCGGGACGGCGACAATAGATGCGCCTCTCCACGTCTTCAAACAACAAACCACTGGGTTAAATGGAACGACAGATGGTGGTGGTATCAAGATG